GGCTCAAGGAAGAGCATAAAGAAAAGTGGCTACGTTATGTTACAGATGTTAAACACGCTCGTATGCTGGCTGCTGAGAAGAAATCAAAAGAAGAAATAGACGCCTATTGGGCGAATGTATACTCGCGTAACGTCCGCGCATCAAAACCCTTGATGCCAAATGAAATCCGTAAAATAATCCAACAGAAACAGTTTGAAATACTTCAGGCTAATCTGAAGTTATAACCGAAGGAGAGCAAATGCTCGGATCTAGAATGTCACAACATAACTTCGCGACCCAACCGGACGTGAAGCAAGCACGGTCACAATTTGACCGGTCTTTCACGATGAAAGATACTTTCGATTTCGATTACCTAATACCCATTTTCGTAGATGAAATTCTACCAGGAGATACTTGTAATGTTCAGCTTCATACTTTCGCCCGCCTCGCTACTCAGATTGTTCCGATCATGGACAACCTCATGGTGGACTTCTTCTTCTTCTTCGTCCCTAACCGACTTCTCTGGGATAACTGGGAAAAATTCATGGGCGCCCAAGACAACCCAGGTGACTCGATCAGCTACGTACTACCATCGTTGGACGCCTTCCCAGCGGGAGGTCCCGAAGTCGATACAATCTACGATAAAATGGGACTCCCTACAGACGTTGCCGCTGGCTACACTCTCGGTAATACGTTACCGCTCCGTGCATACAACCTTATCTGGAACCAATGGTTTAGAGACCAGAATTTGCAAAATTCCGTCACAGTCAACACCGACAACGGTCCTGACCAAGTCGCCGACTATACTCTTTTAAAACGAGGTAAGCGTCATGATTACTTCACCTCAGCGCTGCCATGGCTCCAAAAGGGAACTGCTGTTAGCCTTCCTTTGGGGACTTCTGCACCTGTTACTCTTAATGTCGCTAACGCTGGTACTCCTTGGGACTTGCGCCCAGCCAGTAGCTATACCGGCACAGTCGCAGCAGGTGGGTTAGAGATCGACTCAGGATCCGACTTATCACGTCTTGGATCAACAGATGTCGTTCTTGATCCTAACGGCGGACTTATCGCCGATTTAGCCACAGCTACGGCAGCCACGATTAACCAATTGCGTCAAGCCTTTCAGGTTCAAGGCTTACTAGAACTAGACGCGCGCGGCGGTACACGTTACGTGGAGCTGCTTGCAGCGCACTTCAACGTCACCTCGCCAGACTTCCGTTTACAGCGCCCAGAATACCTTGGGGGCGGTTCGGCGAAGATTAACAGCCATCCAGTGGCCCAAACCGCACCGACCTCAGGAACGAGCTATATAGCTCAAACAGCGGCCTTCGCTACAATGTCGTCACAAGGTTCTTCAATCGGCTTTACCCACTCGTTCGTGGAACACGGCTATGTGATAGGCCTAGCTTGCGCTCGAGCCGACATAACGTATCAACAAGGACTAAACAGGATGTGGTCCCGTTCAACGCGTTATGACTTCTTCTGGCCAAAACTTCAGGAACTTGGTGAGCAATCGATTCTTAACAAAGAGATATATTTGCAGGGTAATGCCAACGACGTAGCCGTATTCGGTTACCAGGAGCGTTATGCGGAGTATCGATACAAGCCATCCGAGATTCACGGAGAATTCCGGTCAACTTTCGCCACGCCGCTTGACTACTGGCACATGGCGGAAAAGTTCACCTCACTCCCAGCTCTGAACTCTACGTTCATAGTCCAAAACACCCCGATCGTACGGGCACTGGCTAGTTCAACTGCGCCACACATCTTATTTGATGCATGGTTTCAGTATAAACACGCCCGCCCAATGCAGGCTTATTCTGTCCCTGTAACGTTAGGAAAATTCTAATGGGAATTGAACAGCTAGCCACCGCTGGCGGATCTGTTCTCGGCTCTGTTCTAGGCGCTGCGGCGTCTAGAGCAGGTCAAACGGCCGCGAATAAGTCCAACGAGCAAATGGCCAAAGAGCAAATGCGATTCCAATCGATAATGTCCTTAACGGCGCACCAACGCGAAGTGAAGGATCTTAAAAGAGCGGGTCTTAATCCTATACTATCTGCCAACGCCGGGGCTTCGACACCGGCTGGCGCCCAGGCAGTCGCTCAAAGCACCGAAGAGGGGCTTGCTGCTGCCGCTAAGGAGCTACCCGAGCAGATAATGTCCATGAGGAAAGCGACGAAGGAGCTGGAACTTATGGAAGCGCAGAAGAAGAATGTGAATGCGGACACCAATAAAAAGGGTGCCGAAATCCTTAATATGAAACCCGGTGGAGAAATCAAAACTCAGCTTTGGGAAAAAGCTAAACAGATGATGGATTCTACCGCTAAGGGAATTAAAGATATTCACAAACAAGGTATTGTAAACCCCATCGATCAGATGGTTAACGAGAGTAAGATGAACGAAAACCGTAAGAAATTTTATCAAAATTTAAGGAGACGATAATGGAACGCAACACGAAGTTTAGACCCGAGAACAGCGAGCACGCTTTCAATCAAGTTATTAGTGTCAGACCCGACGGCAGTCGAGACGTTGGCACACCCAACGACAAACCAACCCGAACGCAACAGCAGTTTGCTGAGGAATGCGATGTAAATAACATCGTAAAAAAATACGAGCGTACAGGCGAGTTTACCCACGTTAGTAAAAAAATAGGTAGATATATGGATCTCTCTGAGATTCCAGATTACCAAACAATGATCCACCAGATTCATGAGGCAGAGGATGCTTTTATGCAACTACCTGCCAAGACCCGGTTACGTTTCAATAACGATCCCGGTCAACTTATGTCCTTTTTAAAGGACCCAACCAACTACGACGAAGGAGTAAAATTAGGTCTATTAGACAAGCGACCAGACGAACCCGTAATAAACGAACAAAACTTAAAACCAAACGATAAAAAAGGGGAGTCAACAACTTAGCTTAGACCGATTCAAAAAACCTCGAGCGGGGTTCTCCCCCGCTGAGGAACCAAGCGTAGCGCGGTAGTGTATAAGACAACAGCGACGATTGAGCGCTTCCCAAAAGGGTTAGCGAAGCGATAAGGGATATGGCATCCCTTCTAGAGGGGTGTTAGGGGCAGCTGAATGCCCCTTATCCACAAACCCCACAAAGTTATCCACATACTTGACAAAAATGCCTTCAATCACAGATTGGAGGAAACGAAAGGAGGCAATCGATGCCTCAAAAACGTAGTCCGCAAGGACAAAAAAAACGTAATGCTCGCGATAGAGAGCGTTACATTAAACGTCGCCTTTTGGCGACAGAAAGGAGTTCTATGGAACTCAAAATGTATTCAGTCAGAGACGCTAAAGGCGAGATTTTCAATCCGCCATTCTATAAACACACACACGGCGAGGCGGAGCGTGATTTCACGACACTAGTCCGAGACGAAAAAACCCAGGTCGCACAATATCCGGAGGATTACGACCTGTATTACCTCGGTACTTACGACAATGTGACAGGGAAAATACATTCCCTAGACACACCACAGCATATTATTAAAGCTGTGAACGTTAAGAACCGAGAACATTAAGCGATAGCGCACTGGGCCTAATTACCTTTACTTGTTGTAATTAGGCCCAATGACACTAATACTAAAAAAACGAGGTGATAAGTGAAACGAAAACCGATGTCAAAATCCCATTCAAGAAAGACCTTTAAGCGCACCTCAGGGACGCACGGTCTAAACCAAATGAACCCCCGCAAAATGCGCGGTGGAATCCGCTTATAAAAAAAAAGGGCCAATACAATGCGATGTACCAGCCCCCGTACCGTCGGCTTCCAGCACGACGGAAAGACCATATGTTGGTCTCCAAAAAACTTTAGCAAAGAATACGCAACCTTTCAACTGCCATGCGGCAAATGTATCGAGTGTCGCCTCGATTATTCTCGCCAATGGGCAATCAGGTGTGTTCACGAAGCTTCAATGTATAAAAAAAACTGCTTTATCACACTCACGTACAATGATGAATCTCTCGTCTCAGAAAAGCTCGTTTACGAAGATTTTCAAAAATTTATGAAAAGACTCCGAAAAGTACAGAACGACCCAATAGGGTTGTTTGTGACGGGAGAATACGGTGATAAAACAAAAAGACCTCATTGGCATGCTATTATCTTTAACTGGGAGCCTAGCGACGGGGTGTACCACTACTCCAATTTTCGAGGGGACCGGGTGCATACATCTGCACACCTTACAAAACTCTGGGGAAAAGGACACGCCGAGTACGGAACGGTCACCATTGAGTCCGCCGGATACTGTGCACGCTACGCTGCCAAAAAACTAGTCCACGGGAGGGACGATGAACACGAGTACCAGCCGATATCTAAGAAGTCGAACAAACAAGCTATTGGGAAAAAATGGCTCGAGAGATTCCACGACGACGTCTTCAACTACGGACAACTTGTACTCGCAGATGGAACTACCTCTACAATACCGCGATACTACGAGCGATGGCTCAAGGAAGAGCATAAAGAAAAGTGGCTACGTTATGTTACAGATGTTAAACACGCTCGTATGCTGGCTGCTGAGAAGAAATCAAAAGAAGAAATAGACGCCTATTGGGCGAATGTATA